TGACCGGCTCACGCTAACGCTACGCCGGCATCTACTCAATGCAGTTAGGCGCGAGAACGATTACGGCGTCTCCTTCAGTAAGGAGAGTCGCCAGTCACCGAAGAAGGTCGACGCATACGCCGCCCTCATGATCGCGTTTGCCTGCCTTGCCGACTATCGGTCGAAGAAGAAGGAAGCCCCACGTACCGGAAGGTCGTGGTTCCTCTAACCCCTATTCATTTCCACTCAGGAGGCTCATGACTTCGCCTATCGAGTACCTGGAGGACGCGCTGTCGATCCTCAGGCGGGACGAGCCCCGACTGTCGATGATTGACGACTACTTCAAGGGCCACCACGCGCTCCCCTATATGCCGGACTCTGCCGATCAGGAGTACTTCCTCCTGGCTAAGCGGGCCATCACTAACTGGTGCCCCCTGCTCGTGTCTACTCCATCCCAGGCGCTCTACGTCGACAACTTCCGCCGCTCTGGCGAGAAGTCGATCGATGCGAAGGTTTCGCCCGAGTGGCGTCACTGGCAGGACTCCCGCATGGACGCCCGCCAAGCATCCGTCTACACCTCGGCACTGGAGTTCGGTCACAGCTTCGTAATCACCCGCAAGAACGACGAGGGCAAGGTCATCAGCCAGGGCCTCAGTCCACTGCGGACAGTCACCCTGTACGACGACCCGGCCATCGATCTCGACCCCGTCGCCGGCGTCTACGTCAAGCGCTGGCCTCGCGACGTGCGGACGCTCGATGGCACGGAAGGTAAGCCTGGAGAGGCTCTCGTGGCCGACGACAGGAACTTCTACGAGGTCGAGTTCTGGAACGGCAAGCAAGGCCCGGAGGTCGTCGCCCAGTACGCCCACGGAGCGACCCAGTGTCCGATCACCCGCTTCACTGCCTACGTCGACCTTGAGGGTCGCGCATGGGGTGTCGTGGAGCCGATCGTCCCACTTCAGGACCGCATCAACCAGACCATCTTCGACCTGTTGGTGGCTCAGACCTACAACAGCTTCAACGTGCGCTGGGTGACGGGCATGGCCCCGCCATTCCAGATGACGCAGGCACAGGACGGCACCTGGGTTCCAAAGGTCGACGAAGAGAACAACCCGATCCCCGACAAGCAATACCTGAACGCCTCGCGGTTCTTCTACGCGCAGGACGAGAACGTCAAGTTCGGGCAGCTGACTGGCGGGGACTTGAAGGGCTTCATCGATTCGGCCGAGCTGGCGATCCGCCATCTGTCGGCAACGACGCAGACGCCGCCCCACTTCCTCTTGGGCCAGATCGCCAACGTGGCGGCAGACGCCCTGGAGGCCGCAGAGACGTCCCTCATGCGCAAGGTCGAAGAGTTCCGCAACAGCTTCGGCGAATCCTGGGAGCGAGTCTTCCGGGTCGCCATGGAGATGCTCGGTGAGGACGGCATGGATGACAGCCTCGGCGAAGTCATTTGGCGCGACCTCACAGTCTCTAGCCTCTCGCAGGTTGCAGACGGCCTCGGCAAGTTCGCAGAAGCTCTGGAGATCCCCAAGAAGGGTCTGTGGAGTCGTGTTCCGGGCGTCACCCGTCAGGAGCTAAGCGAGTGGTCGGACCTGAAGGATGAGGAAGACAAGCAACTTCAGATCATGCAGAAGGCCATGGGGGTGATGCCAAATACCGGCACATCCACCGGCCAGAAGTTCGGCGCGTCAGCCAAGTCCCAGATGATGGCCGGCACCAATGGTCAACCCGCAGCGGCGTAGCGAAGCCGGTGCAGTCGCAGCCACCTACCACGTAGCCATCGTTCTCCTAGGAGCTAGGGCCTTTTCGGAGGTCCTAGCTCTCTGGCAGGGCGTCGTCCCAACCGAAGCTCGCGTCTCCTCCTCCGGGGACCAGTTCACACAGGACGCCGTCAAGGCGATGCGAATCAGGCGGAGTCAGGTCGAGATGATCGCCCTGGCCTTCATGCGACTGTTCCGTGCCCTACAGACCGGCTACACATTCCAGACGTGGGGCTCGAAGGAACTTGACGCAGTTCCCCTCTCGACGCTCCGCAAGGACTTCTACGACCTGCTCGTTCAGTACATCCCCGAGGCGCTGAACTCAGGCCTGATCGATCTCGATCCAAGTGACGGCATTCCTGCCGAAGAGGTCGAGAACCCCGATGGGTCGGACTACGACCCGTACAACATCGAAGACTGGCTGGACGATCCCGATATCGAAGTCGAATCGGTTGACGGCATCGAGGATCTTCTCGACCAGCTCGAAGATGACCTCGACGCAGAAGCGCAGCGAGTCATCAGTGGCCTCGGCCCAGACCGACTCCAGGAGATTCTGAACGATCTGTCGCAGGACGACAAGACGCAGACCCCCAGGGAGACGGAGGCCGAGCGCGAGGATGCGCAAACGAAGGTGGGAGTCCTGGTGGCTTCCCATGCGGATCGCATCGTGCAGAACGGCGCCCGTCACGCAGAGACAGCGACTGGCAATGCCGATTCCAGGGTCAAGGGATTCATCCGAGTCCACTACCCGCAAGGAGATGTGAACCCGTGTGGGTTCTGTGCGCTCCTCCTCACTAAGGGCTTCGTAACGCGAACCCTGCTCTACCACTCGTCGAAGGGTGCCGGGGGCACCAACGATGAAGCCGGGAACAATCCCGACGAATACCACGCCGGCTGCCATTGTCGCGCCGAAGCCATCTACAACCTTTCCTCGCTGGACACAGACCCACGGTTCGCACCGAACCGGATGTTTGCTGATCTGTACGAGCAGAAGGTTCGCGGAGAGTACTACGGCAAGGACATCCTCAAGCAGTGGCGTTCCATAATCCGAAAGAAGGCCGATCAGGCATCGGCTTAACCAAGGAGCATACCTTGCCAGAAAACGAGCACGACGACAACAACAACCTCGACGACGACGCCAAGGGCCAGGAGCCCAAGGTCGACGAAGAGGATGGCGCCAATGAGGACGAATCCGGAAAGGATGATGTCGATGGCGACGAGGGCGTCGAGGGTCTTCCCGAGTGGGCTCAGAAGGTCATCAAGGATCTTCGTACTGAGAATGCCTCACGCCGGTCCAAGGCCATTACCCTTCAGGAGCAACTGAACGCGGCCAAGACTCCAGAGGAGTTCGAGGCGGCATCCACCGCATTCAAGGACACGGTCCTTGAGTTGGAGCGAAAGCTCGTAGCGGTCAGCTTCGATCTCCCAGACGAACTTGCGGAACGCCTTAAGGGCAGCACCCGCGAGGAGCTGGAGGAAGACGCGAAGAAGCTCCAGAAGTTCTCCACGGCAAGGAAGCCTCAGCGTCGTCCAAGTGGCGGACTCGATCCCGCCGATGACGCCGACAACTCCGATGTCGAAGCGGCTGTTGCCTCGGTTCTCCGTCGCGGTAAGACGCTCTGATCGAATCTTCACCCCCAATAAGCCTCGACCAATCGGGTCGGGGCTTTCGCGTTTCCTAGGAGAAACACATGGCTTACACGCCGCACGTTCCCGTCAAGCCCGAAAAGATCGTTGGCGTTGCCGCGAATCTCGTCGAGCCCAAGCTGACGCTGGCGAAGCTCGTTACCCGCGAGGGTTACGGCAAGTTCGCTGGAGTCGAGGGCGACACCCTGACCTACCGCGTGCCGGGCATCCTTCCGTACCGTCGAATGAACTTCCGCGATTCTCGCGATACGCCGATCAAGTTCGACATCTACAAGGAAGGCAAGACGACCCTCACCTGGGGCGGCTACATCTACAACGGCACTCGCCTCACTGACGAGCAGGCCCAGTTCGACCTCAACGGTTGGGCCGGCCTCCTGGCCCCCCAGTCCGAGGCTGTCGCGGCTGGCATCAATCAGGCCGCGTGCGACCTGATTACCTCGGCTCCGTATGAGGTGACCATCGCCGGCATCGGCTCTGACGCCACTCACAGCGTCAAGAAGGCCTTCAACGAGGCCCGCAAGGTCCTCAACCGCTTCGGCATTCCGCAGACTGGTCGCATCGCGATCGTCGGCACCGACGTGGAGCAGGTCATGCTCGATGACGACAAGCTGACCCTGGCCCAGTACGTGGGCGATGTCCGCGCAGGAACCGCTCTGGCTGAGGCCATCATCGGTCGCCTGTCTGGCTTCACGATCGTCGTGGACAACACGATCGATGCCGGTGAGGTCTACTTCATGGTCGCCACTGGCTTCGTCCAGCTCCTGGGCGCCCCGCTGGTGCCGCAGTCGAATCCGTTCGGCGCTGGCATCAACGTGGATGGTCTGGCGCTGCGCTGGCTGCGCGACTACGACATGGACTTCCGCACCGACCGGAGCCTGATCGACGCTTGGGAAGGCCACAACTTCGTCAAGGACCGCTTCCTCCCGAAGCACGTTCTGGCGACCGATGACCCGCACACGCCGTTCGATCCGAACAGCCTGAACGAGTTCTTCGTTCGCGGCATCAAGGGCACGCTCGATGGCGCTGTCACCGACTCGGTCTACCCGACTGGTGCAGCCAAGGCTGACCTGATTGCGGCCACCGAGATCTCCGCTGCCGACCCTCGGCGCTGGGGTCACGCCGCGTAATCCAACGACCGTGAGGGGTTCCTTCGGGAGCCCCTCACTTAGTCGTCCACAGAGAGGATTCACGTGAGCGACTCCGCACTTACGTCAGCGGACAAAGTGGTCGCCCGCCTCGAAGATGGTGCCACCGACGGCATGGAATCCGTGATCGAGGAGTACATCGAAGACGCCTCCGACCAAGCGCGACACTACGGCAATCCCGCCTGGGATGCAGGCTCCTGCCCCGACCCCATTCGACGTCTTGTCGCGATGGCCGTGGCACGGTTCATTCGCAACCCGGACGCGTTCTCGCAGTCACGAGCTGCGGACGAGACCCTTGGATGGCAGGAACTGCCCACCGAGTTCGTCGGCACCGTGTACTTCACCGAGAAGGAAATCGAGCGCTTACAGCGCTTTGGCTCGGCCTACATCCCAGCCTTCGGGACCATGAAGATGAACGCCTACACGACCCGCCAGGGACCTCCCAGGGGTCACCCGGTGCACTACCAAGACTGCGATTGGGGCAGGGCCTTCCCCCTCTTCGAGGGTGGACTTCGGTGAGCGTGCAGCGTCGCCGTGGAGTGGGCGTCACCATCTACCCCTCAGTCACCACGACCGACGCTCGTCAGAACACGACCGTTCGCCCATTGGGTGAGCCGATCGAGATCAAGGCCTGGGTATCGGCTGATCGGTCGGCGCGAGCCGAGGTCCCCGGTCAGCAGTGGATCAACGTCTATCAACTGGGCACCGCGTCTGATTTGGCCGGCGTCGACATGTGGTCACGAGTTCAGTGGGACGGCATGTGGTGGGACATCGTCTCACCCCCTGCTCACCACCGAGGCACGCGCCTTACTCGGCACTGGACGTTCATCATTCGCCAGCGCCCCGATAACGGTGGACTGGATGGCTAGCGTTGAGATCTACAAGGAGATCAGCGGCTTCCCCATTGAATGGTGGATGGCGCGACTCCCCGAAGCGCAGGCTGGCCTAGACGAAGTAACGGCAGTCATTCTGGCTGGGGCTGAAGCAAACCTTGCACGGGTTCGAGCGAATCCGCGATACACCGGAAGCTTCAAGTCGTACGTCGATAGCGAGAAGGGCACGCTGGGGGTGGACCGATTCGTCCACTACTCCGATGACCTGGACAAACGGGCCGCGTGGGAGATCGAGTTCGGCAAGCCCGGGCACTTCATCCTTACGTCGGCCGCGATGGTCGCAGCTGAGGTATTGGAGGTGAACTTTGAGTACTACGGTGCTTGATGCCATCAATCTCCCGGAGTCAATCAAGCGAGCTGTTCAGATGTACCCGGTCGAGGACCTGACCCTAGCCATCATGCGCGCGGGTCTTCCCGACCTCCCGAGTTTCTCGCTTATCCCTCAGTCGACCGCACCCTACGACTTCTTCGCCGTCTTTCGGCGAGTGAATAGCGGGGCCTGGGCAGCTGATCCTCGATTCGTCGACAGCGCCGGCCTTCAGGTCGCGGTCTTCACGAAAGACCCTGACGGTGACTCCAAAGCGGCACTCATTTCTGAGGCCATTCGCGTGACTCTCATCAAGGCTGCGTCAGATCAACAGGTCTATCCAGGCCTGGGGCACCTCGTCAGCGCGCGAGTCACCAACGAACCCGCAAAGGGTTCCGACTGGGCTCCGTCAAGCGGTCCCGTGCAGTACGCGGACCTGCCGTCTGGATTCACCCGATACCAGACGACCTATTCCCTCAAGATTCGTCGGCCCCTGTAGCCGGAATCCTCCTGATACACAAAGCCTCGGCCAAGCGGTCGGGGCTTTTCCATTTCCATAAGGAGAACCACTTAGAATGGCAATCAAAGATAGCGCCACTCTGGTCATTGGCTCGGGCAACTACTTCCTGGCTCCGGTCGGGACTGCGGCACCGGCTGATCTGACCACCATCCCGGTCACCTGGGACAACATCGGTCACACCTCGATCGAGGACATCATGACCTGGGCGTCTGACGGCGGCGAGGCAACCGTCCTCGGCACCCTCCAGAATGCCGCGCTCCGCACGAGCTACTCCAAGCGGACCGAGAGCTTCACCATCCAGCTCCAGCAGTTCGACGAGGACAGCCTGAAGCTGTACTTCGGCTCGAACTCCTCGGTCGACACTGACGGCTGGCTCGCGGTTCCCGGTTCGCCGGCACCGACCCTCCAGGCGTTCCTGGCGGTCTATGTGGACGGCGAGAACATCTTCGCGGTCTGGGCTCCGAAGGCAGAGATCCTTCGTGGCGACGACATCGACCTGAGCGACACGACCTCGCTGGCGTCCCTGCCGATCAGCGTGACTCCGGTGCAGTACGGCACCAACACCTTCCCATACAAGGTCAAGGCGCTCGGCGACACCACCGAGTAATCCCCAACTCCCTCTCCCGGTAGACGTGCGGACCCCTGCCGGGGGAGGTGACCTCAGTTACCCCTGAGGCTCACTACATGACGATCTGAGCGGCCTCCACTACCTAGCCAGTATGAGCGGTTGGGTCGGGAATGAGAGGCCCTCAGATCGTCATATGTCCGCATCCCAATCACAGACCATGAGAGGTCCGCACCACAATGGCTTTGACTCTTGACGACATCCGCGCAGCGGTTGGCCGGAAGTACGCATCCACCGATATCGACTTCGGCGGCTCCGACGTTCTGGTCCTGCGCAATCCCATCCGGCTCCCGAAGACTGATCGCAAGGCGCTCATGGCGCTCCAGGAGAAGTTCGAGCCCACAGAGGACGACGACGAACTGGACGGCCCAAAGGAAGCGATGAAGGGAGTTCTTCTGGTCGCAGCTGCCGACAAGGCGGTCGCGGAAGAGTTCCTGTCCCTCATCGCTGAGGACGAGGGCGACGAGCTTCCCGTGCTTACTGAGGTCTTCACCACCTACATGAATGAGGGTCAGGTGGGGGAAGCCTAGCCCTCGCGGAGCTGATAGACGATTACGGTGAGGGGCTATATCCCGACCTGCTCTACTACTACGGCGTAGATCTTAGAGACTTGGTCAATGGCGATATAGCCCCTCTTTTCGTCTTGTCACTGGTTGAACGGCTCCCCGAGGGATCGAAGACGCTGGCACTGATGGAAGACAAACAGTACTGGCGGACATACCTAGACATCAACCCTGACTACTACGTCCTGGCCGGCATCTTCAATGCGGTCAACGATAACACCAGGGCCAGAGGCAACTTCAAGAAGAAGCCGAAGTTTGAACCCTGGCCCGTCCCGCAGCTCCTGATCAAGAAGGCGAAGAAGCGGGAAGAGGATCGGCCAAAGTCGGTCAAGGATCTTTACGAGCGCATCATGCGAGGTAAGAAGTAATGGAGGCCTAAATGGCAGGTACCCTGGTCGTCGGTCGCGTAGCCGTCCGGATCTGGCCCGACACTCGACTTTTCAAGCAGGACCTTGAGGCGCAGCTGGAAGAGAAGACGTCTAGCGTTGACGCCAAGGTACCTGTCGAGGCTGAACTCCAGGCCGAGCAGATGGAGGCTGACCTCGAACAGAAGGTCAAGCGGCTCTCTCGGATTCGGATCGCCCTCCGCGCACAGGTCAAGGGACTCGACAAGGACGTCCTCGCAGCCACCAAGGCCGCCGAGGGGCTGTCCAAGGCTGACCCGATCACGTTCTCCACCGACGTGCACGGGCTCGACCTCACGAAGGCGATGGATCGCGGCATCAAGGAAGCGATCACCCGCAGGTTCGCATCTGCCATCAACAGCTCCCTCGCCAAGGGGATGAAGGTTGACCCGGAACAACTCCAGAAGCTCGCGCGGGAGGTGGAGGTTGGGCTCGGCCCAGTGTCGATCAGCCCCTCCCTCGGCAAGGGCTTCCTCGATGAGGCACGTAAGGCGCGCAGCGAACTTCAGGGTGAGGCGAACAAGGTCTCCTGGTTCGATCCCAAGAACTTCGAGCGCGACGTCGTCGCCCGGCTCGGCGGCAAGACGGTCACTGTCCCGATCAAGTACAACGGGTCGGACAAGGACTTCCGGAACCAGTACCGCAAGCTGGTCAACGACTCGATCCGCGACACGAATAAGACTATGCCGGGGATTCTTGGCAATGCGTTCGGCAGGGCTATCGGCAACCCGATCATAGAGTCGGTCCGAGCGGCCGGCTTTCGCCTGAAGAACCTGTTCAGCGACGTCAGCGCGATTCGGATCAAGGCTGAGGTCGACGAGTCCACCCTCGCTAAGGCTGAGATTGAGCTGGAGCTGTGGTTCAAGCGACTCAAGGTGATGACCACCCACGTCAAGACAGTCCTCGACAAGAAGTCTGTTAGGGGCGTCATCACTGGCCTCGGAGCACTTTCCGGTGGCCGCGTGTTCAAGAACCTCGTCACGCTCGAACCGTTCAAGCACCTCGACGAGCAGCTCCCGAAGATCTCGCTGATGGCGACCATGCTGGGGCAGGCAGCTAACTACCTGATCTCGATGTCGTCCGATGCGTTTGCGCTCGGTCGAAGCATCGCTCAGATCGCCCCTGCGGCATTGGTGCTCCCTGGAATCTTCGCTGGTGCCGCGACCTCAATGATCGTGCTCACCACGGCGATGTCCACCATGAAGAAGCAAGCCGTTGGCGTCTACAACCAGTGGTCTGCACTTCAGAAGAAGATCGGCAAGAACTTCTGGAGCGCGGCCGCAAAGCCGATGTCCACGTTCCTGTCTGACATGTCGGGTGGGTTCAAGCGGACCAGCACGATCCTCGGCGGATTCATCGCCAAGGTCCTCGGTTCCTTCCACGACATCGTCTCGCCACACATCGCGTCATACGTCACCGCGCTAGGCAAGGGCTTCTCCATCATCGGTGGAGCATCGCCGGCCATCGCGCACATCGTGAAGACTTTCGGCGACCTGGGTGCGAAGGCAACACCTCGACTGGCCCAGTGGGTCGCAGACATGACGAACAAGTTCTCGGCATGGATGAAGCTGAAAGGCAAGTCGGGCCTCAATCGAATGATTGAGGATGCCATCACCAACATCAAGAGCCTTTGGAATGTAGCCGCTGGGACTCAGAAGATCCTAAGCGGAATCTCCAAGGCTGCAACCGCCGCTGGTGGTGCAACCCTTACGTCGCTCGGAGACTCCCTCCAGCGCATCGCAAAGATCGTCAATAGTAGTGGCTTCCAGGCTCGCCTGACCAACGTATTCGCTTCGGCGCGTGACGCCATCGAGAACATGGTCGGAGTTTCCGGACCTGCGGTATCGAAGATGTTCAGGGATATCGGTGACAATGCCGACAAGCTCCTGCCGAAGGTTGGCATCGTAGCGGGCAAGATCATCGCGTCGTTTGCGACAGTCTTCGATCAGCCGCAGGTTGGCAACTCGATCCTCAACTTCTTCGACGCGCTGAACGGCACGCTCGACAAGCTCCAGCCGACACTCACGAACGTGAGCAATGGCATGGCCGGCGTCATCAACGTGCTCGCCAAGATGCTCACCGCCTTCGAGCCGATCGTCGAGATCGCCTTCGGGGCGCTGGAGAGCCACGCAACGGGACTGCTGAAGTCAATCCAGGTCGTCATTGAGAACCTGTCCTCAGGCCTCGCGACCTTCATGACGGATCTACTCCCTGCGATTGACCAGCTCGCCCCCGCACTGCTCTCCCTGTTGGAGAACACCTCGGGCGACATCAAGAACATCCTGGTCGTAGCCGGCCCAGCGGTCGAAGCGCTCCTTAGGCTCCTGGCTGGCGCCGCCACGGTGCTCAGCTCAATCCCAGGGCCTCTTCAGGGCGTATTCGCGCTGGCCCTCGGTGGAGCACTCGCCGTCAAGGTAGCCCTCGGTGGCTGGAAGAGTGTGCTCGGCGAATGGGCAGTTAAGGCCAAGGCCGTAGGCGCTTCCGTCCAAGAGTCCTTCAAGGGTTCCGCAATCAGCAACTTCGGCTCAAAGCTGAAGGGGCTAGTCTCTAACCTCGCCGGAATCGCGATCAAGGCATTCATGGTCTCGGCAGCGCTCAACGCCATTGGCGCGGCGCTCGATACCCGCCAAGCGGTAGCTGGTGCGGATGCGCTCAGCCTCGCGATGCAGAAGATCCAGGACAACTCGGACTTCTCATCGCTGAACACGCAGCTTCGCAACTCCATGTGGCCGGACGCCGTCAACAAGTTTGACGACCTGACGCTTTCTATGAAGAAGTTCAAGGATCAGACGCAAGGCTTCAGTGGCAACCTGACTGGCCTGACGGACAAGATCCTCGGATTCCTCGGAACGGCGGATGCGTCAAATACCCAGAAGCTGAAGGACACCTTCGAGAGTTACGACCAGTTCCTGGCGAACCTCACGAAGACCGATCCTTCGTCAGCTACGGCAATCTTCGACCAACTGAAGGCGAAAGCAATCGCTGCTGGATGGTCCGTTGAGGATCTGTCCAAGGTGTTCGACGACTACCAAGCTGCCGCAGCCCTTGCTGCGGGTAAGGCTAGTGGCTCCTTCAAGAAGTCCGCCGAAGAAATCGCGGCCGATGCTGAAGCTGCCAAGAGTTCCTTCTTGGGCACGCAGAACACCATGGTCAACCAGATGAAACTGTTGGGCTCCAAGAACAAAGCCCTCATAGCGCACCAGCTCGTTCAGCAACGCAACACAATGCTGACGGAGATGGCGAAGACTGCAACTGGTGCCGATAAGGAAATCCTCGGCAAGGCGAGCGCTCTGAACGACAAGATCTCGTCGGCTACCACCAAGCTCGGCAACGCCACCAGCAAGAAGGCTAAAGAGAAGTACTCGAAGGAACTGGACACCCTTCTGGCTACGTACCAGGAGAAGTTCGGAACCGACATCTCTACCCTCCTGACGGGCGGCTCGTCCGGCTCGGACACGATGTCTGCGGCGATCTCTGCGATGGTCGGCAACGGCCTCACTCCAGAGGCGAAGGCAACGCTGACGTCCTCGATCGAGACCCCGGTCAACACCGCAGTCGACAACGCCAAGATCAAGATCGCGACGCTCCCTGGAGCGATCACGGGACTGGATATCGCCGGCAAGGTGAACGCCAAGGTTGCTGAAGCGCAGACCGCCATCACGACGGGCGCTGCGACCATCACGGCCGGAATGTCCGGAACGCTGATCACCTTCGCAGTCACGGCTTCGACAATGGCCTCCACGGCTGTTGGAACGCTGAGGACGTTGGTCTCCGCATCGTTTGGTGCAATCGAGACCGGCATGAGCGAGTACGTCATCGCGTTCTCGACCCAGTCAAGCCTCGTTGAAGGAATGGCTTCAACGCTCAGGGATCGCGTGAAGGGCAACGTTACCGTTGACCTCTCACTCCAGGGCGCGGCAGCCGTGAACTCGTTCATCAGTGGCGCCACTTCAGCGGACTCCCTTAGCAGGGTTGTCGCTGCGGCAAAACTGGTCGGCAAGACCTTCAAGGACAACAAGGGTCCCCTGAGTTACGACCGAGTGATGATGGTGCCGGAAGGCAAGGCCACCGTCGCAGGCTACGTAGACGGAATCCTGTCCCAGGTTAACGCCGTGAAGAGTGCAGCGAAGACCGTTACGAATGCGGCAGCCGGCGAGTTCGGTTCCGCAGCTGATCGCGCGATTAGCGCGGCAGCCACGTCATCGAGTATCGACAAGCTCGCAGTCAGTGCAAACCAGACCGTCTACACGATCGGCGACGTGACTGTGGATGTGAAGGAACTCGAAGGCGTCAAGACCATCGATCAGCTCGCGAAGACTCTCCGCCGTAAGAAGCGGCAGGCTGGAGGTAAGTAGCCCTAATGGCAGTCACTTGGGGTACCGCAAAGGGTACCGGAACCAAGTTCAGGGTGGGACTGGAAGTTACAGTCCCACCCGTGACGTCCACCACAACGAGTGTGGTCGTCACCACGAACATTTGGATCTGGACAAAGGACAAGGTTTCCGACTCCTCGACCACCCTCACCATCAGCGGCACGGCCGCTCCCGTTGGGTCTCAGACGATTACTGTCTCGACCCCTTCCAACTCGGACTGGTCTACCAGCAATAAGAAGCTGGTAGCCACGAAGACGTTGGCCTTCAATACCACTACGGCCGCGCAGCCGATCTCGGTTACCGCATCGGTTACCGGGATGAACGCCGCAGGCGCCAGTACGGTTGCAACCGAAACGCTCGCCAAGACAATCGCAGCCCTCCCCATTCTGGCGCCGGCTGCCCCTGTCTCATGCGCGGTGGCTCGGGTCAACGACAGTGTTCAGGCAATCACTTGGGTCAACACTTCGCCCTCGGATGCGAACCGTCCGTATCAGGCCATCGAGGTATGGCGCTGGGACAACAAGGCTCCGGACTACTACCGGATCGCCGTCATCGGACTTGCAACCAGTTACACCGATGTGAGCACGATCGTCGACCGACGCTTCCGGTACGCGGTTCGCGCCTGGAATGCGGCTGGCGTTAGTGGCTGGAGCTTCAGCGATTTCATTGAGACCACAACGGCAGCCCCGACTGGCTTGGTTGCGCAGCGACCAGCTACGGACGTCATTGTCTCCTGGGCGAACGTCACCACTATCGGAACCTCGGTGGAGCTGTGGCGAGCCCAGGACGACGTATGGGAAGGGGCAGCCCTTGCAACGCTGACCCTCGATAACGCCAGCTACACCGACGCCGGGGCTCCTACCGACAAGGCCCTCAACTACCGGGTGCGAACCCTTGGTGCGATCGCTTCTCCCTTCCTGTACTCACAGACGGTCCCCGTTCCCGTTCCCCCAGTGGAGCCGGCTATCACGGGACCGAACGGAGTGTTCGACGCAAGTAAGCCGATCACCCTGTCCTGGTCGTTCATGACTGGAGACGGAAGCACTCAGACCGCCTACAAGCCCCACTGGCGCGAGCAGGGCACGCCCGAGTGGCAGACCCCATCGGGGATCTCCCTCGGCGCTACGGCGAACGCCACGACGAACGAGATCCTCTGCTCGGGACATCGACTGAATCTCGGTGACGTCCTGACCCTCACTGGCACGATGCCTGTGCCGCTGGTGCAGAGCGTCAAGTACTACGCGATCCCCGCCTCTGCCGACCGCTTCACGGTGGCCTTGTCGGAGGAGGACGCGGAGGCTGGCACGTCGATCGATATCACCAGCTCCACCGGTTCGTTCATGGTCGCCACCGGACGCATCGCAGGCAATAACACGATCCACGAGATTGCGGGACTCGATCCCGGCAAGGCGTGGGAATGGTCCCTTCGCACCTACGGTCGCTTCACGGGCATCAACCCGGGCTCCCCGTGGGCACGCGTAGGCGGCTTCCGTACCGCGAGTCGCCCCATGCCAACCGTGATCTACCCAGACGACGGCTCGACGATCAGCTCGCCCAAGGCGATGCTCAGCTGGATCTTCTACAGCGCAGATGCAGGGGTGCTCCAACAGTGGGCGCGCGTCGCTCTGTACAAGGGCGATACCGGCAAGCTCCTGGAGTCCTTCGAGGCTGACGGCGAGTGGTTCGACTACTCCTTCACGACCGATCTGATCAACGGCGCTGACTACCGAATCGACCTGACCGTCGAGGGCGACAACGGTATCCGCTCCGACCTAACCTCCACCTCATTCACTGCTGAGTATGTGGGGCCAACTGCCCCTGGCGTCGTGGCTGAGTGGAACACGGACGAGGGCGAAGTCGTCCTCTACATCCAGAACCCTGTCGACAACGATCGGCCACCGGCAATCAGTAACACGGTCTGGCGCTCGGTTGACGGAAGCGACTTCGAG